GTTTTGATGGACCTGCCCACATTGTAAGACCTGGTGTTAGACCACCATCTAACTTACCGGAAAGTGCCACGTTAATAATTGGCACTGCGGTTGAAATCATATCTTTATCATTAAAGAATTTTGATTTGGCCAAAATAGCAGATTCTTTGATACTGCTGTTCTTTTTAATTTTATCTAATATACTCATTTGTTTTCCTTAAACGAAAAAGGTTCATTGTAATCATACTTAGGTTCAAGTTTTTTATTCGCAATCGGAGGAATACTTTCGCCTGTAGCTTCATCTATAACAATATTTGCCAAGTTATCTTTCTCAACGTGTATTGTATCTTCTTTTGGAACAAAAACTGGAATGTCCATATCTTCCATTTTTGTTTCTTTAACAACTTGTTTTGGTTGTTCTGGTTTTTTCATAGACATATTGGCAGCAATCAATAACAACACAGCCAATGGATCAAACACCACAATAATCAATAGAATTACCAGTCGTACCGCCTTGTCAAGGATGTCAGCATTAACCGTTTCACTGTAGAGTAAGGCGGCAATATATTTGATTGGCCCAACATCCGCTTCTGTTTTCTTAAGCTCATTAGATAGAGGCGCACGTTCCTCGGAGTATGTGGCAATGGTGGTCTGCGACTGGTTAATTTCTTGTAATATTCTACTACGGTCTTTCTGTTGGGTGCGGCGTATCGCTTGCGCTTTGTCCGTACCTTTTTCATCTGTTGTGCGACCCATCGTCTGGTCCACAATCTCATCATACTGTTTGAGTATCTTGCGGTTTGCATCCACATTTTCTTTTTCCGTTTTAATCTTTTCATCCAGAATTGCAATCTTGTTTAGAAGTGGCGCATTATCGGATGAATGTTCAAGGTGTGCCTTAGACAAGAAACCAAAAATACCCATGGATGTAATAAGCATCAGAATGGCTACTGCCATACACAGGTATGTTTTAATCAAAAAAGGACATTGTTTCCAGTTATTATATAACCATGATACTGTTACAAGTTTGGATGCTTCTAATACCGAACCCATAATCATTACAGGCAGATATGAACCTGGAAAGATTGCGGCAAGACCAACAATAGAATAATAACCAGCCACGCCTGATAAGGCAATGGCTGTTAGAAACGTCAAAAAAATCATGAAAAGAAGTCCTCTAAAGAATTACCTTTCTCAGTTTTCCAACCAATGCAATCCAAAATACCACGGATTGGATCCAAGAAAGTTTTGTCGAATTGTAAATCATAATCGACATACTTGTCAAGCTCAAACTCTTTCGGCAATCTGGATGGATATGAGATAACGGTTTCTTTGAATGGATTTGGCATCTTCAAATACGTATATTTGATTTTCTCACCTTCTTTAATCAACTCATATTTCTTGGTAAGACCAAGTTGTTTCAAATGGTGATTATACAGAATGGCACCTTTTACATGAATTGGTGTACCTTTTTTATACATTGATACCGCATCAGTATAGGTTTTCAAACCATTCATACCACGGGGTGTAGAGATTTCTTCTGGCGGCATCTGTTTGAATTCTTCCCTAAAGTCAGCGATGAATTTATGGATATCATCTTCTGTACCATTGATAATCAACTTGATAGATTCTTTCATCTTGGTACGGATGGCCGCAGGTGTAGATGATTTAACCATCTCAAGACCCATGACTTTCATCTTAGGTTCTGCATACTGAACACCTTCGTTATTGTAGATGTTTAGAATGTAACGCTTCTTGGCAATCCAGATACCTTTGTTGGCAAGACCTTCTCGTTTCATTTGCATTTTTTGGTCGTATGCATGGACATACGTAGCAAGCTCCTGATAACTCTTGTCAATGTACGGTTGAATTTTATCTTCACAGACACGGTCCATGAAGGAGATAAGTTGATTAACATCCGTCTTTTTAGAATACACTTTATCAACAAGTGGACCAAGCTTGAGATATATAGAGTCTGTGTCCGAGGCGATAACGTAATCAATTTCATCTGTAGATAATAGTTTGTTCATGTAGCCATTGATTTTATTTTCAATCCAACGGATACTTAATTGACCAGCCGTGGTTACACCCAAGGCCATACGTAAATCATAAAAACGGAAATATTGAGAACCAAGAGCACCGTAAGCAGAGTTAAGTGATACCTTTTTAGCCAACTGTAGGTTGTCGTATCTGGCAATACGTTTTTCGATTTCATATTTTTTAGATTCATCTTTTTCGACCTCATATTCTTTTTTGGCCTGAATCATTAGACCCTTAAACTTCTTTCTATCTTCATACATTTCTTCCATCATCTTAGGTAAGAAACCTTGAATGTCGGTTCTAAAGAATTGGCCATTAGGTGTCAATGTCACACCTTCAAGTTCAGATGTATCAACAGATTTGTTCAACAACTTATCAACAGTAACACCAGAAGAAATAACTTTACGCATTGCTTCTGTATAGTTTTCTGGTTCAACCAGAGTTTCTGGACTGATATTGTATTGCATCATCAAATGTGGATACAAACTGTTCAAGTCAAAACTGGCCACAAAATCATGTAGACCTGCTTGTACTTCTTTAACATATGCACCTTCAAATGCTGCATCCTTTTCTTGGATGACTTTTGGTGGTACAATAATGTTTTGTTTCAACAGATAGGAATATGTCAGAGAATCCCACATACGAGTTTGTGCAAATACATCTTCGTAGTTTGATTTGGTGTCATATGCCAAAGTCAAAGCCAACTCAATCAACTTCAACTTATCTTCCAAACGGAGAATCAAGTCAACGTCTTTAATGTTGTATTCAATAAACAGTTGGTAATTCTGTCTGTAAAGTTGATGTAGGTTTTCATATACATCGTATGATATTTTGCCTTCACCAAGTTCAACTTGTGCGATGTTATCCAAACGATATGATTCCTGTGACTTACCACCCGGCGCATACCATTTATATAGTTCAATATAATCAAGTGAAGCAACACCAACAATTTCATATGCAATCAGTTGACGACCATTGATGTTAGTTGTACGATTTTTAATGAAGTTCCACGGAGATAATTTTCTAGTTTCATCTTCACCGAGAATCTTATTAAATCGGTTAATCAAATATGGAATATCAAAGAACTTGGTGTTCCAGCCAGTGATAACGTCTGGACATTTACGAGTCCAGATTTCAATAAACTTTTTACAGAGAGACCATTCATCACGGCATTTGATATACACTTCATTGCCTTTAGTCTCATAATCACCACATCCAAGAACGATAGGTGGTTGACCAAGGTAAGTAAGAGTAATGGCGGTGATTGGTTCATTCGCATCATAAGGGTCAGGAAAACCATTCTCCGAACCCACCTCAATGTCGGTTACAGCAATAAGAATCTTATCTTGGTCCCACTCAACCATGTCAGGATGGTGTTCGGCAATATATGCATATTCCCAACGTGTGTTACCAAATATTCTGGCATTAGAAACATCTTTGAATTTATCCAAATAGTCTTTGGCTTCATAGATGGTACCAAACAACTTGCGTTGCAATATCTCGCCATCTAATGAACGATATTCAGTATTTTTGTTGGATTGGATGTATAGAGATGGTGAGTATTCAATTTTCTGTTTTACTCTTTTACCATCCAGAACACCACGATAGAGAATGTGTCCAGCAATAGTCTGGACATTTGTGTAGAAGCTTGACATTAACCTGTAATAATTTGTTGTTGGCCTGGAAGAATGATACCGGTACCAAAGATTTGGTCATAATTTTTAATAAAATCATCGGCGGGCACATAAGAGTATACTACATTCTTCTTACTGATGGCAAGCGTAGAATTAGATTTTTGTTCGGCATGAATGGGAAACGGTGCAAACCCTACATTTGGTTGACCATCTTTACCACGAACAATTGCGATACCCAATGGATTGCATAACAAAAATTCAGTTTCGGTTTCCGATTCAACTTCGGAGATAATTTCTTCATTGGTAATTAGTTTGAAAGCAAGTATTTTCATAATATCCTTTTTAATATGTTACACTACATAAATAATTATATAGTTTGAGTTGAATGAACATTATATCATTTTTTTAGTATGTTGTCAATAGAAAAAAATGGTAGAAAATGGATCCGTTCACACTCTTTGCCTTGGCCAATGGTGCAGTTGCCGCTGTCAAAAAAGGTTGTCAGTTATACAAAGATATCAAAGGTGCCGCTGGGGATGTGAAAGCAGTCCTCAAGGATTTGGACGACCAGTTCCACAAGGCACACCCACCAGATAAACCAGCAACTCCTGCAGCAAAGAAACAACTAGCAGAAGAAAAAGCCCGTGTTGTTGAATTGAATAAAAAAAGTGAGGATACTATTAATATCTATGCAGATATTGGTGACTATCTTGGCCAATACTATGATAATTATTTTAAGTGTTTAGCGGTATTAGAGGAAGAAGAACGCCGTAGTAAAACAGAGGTGTATACAGGTGGTGCCAGTTTAGCTAAACGTGCTTTGCAGCGTGTTCTAATGAAGAAACAATTGGAACAGATGGGAACTGAACTCCGTGAACTAATGATATATCAATCACCTCCAGAACTTGGTGCATTGTTTACAGAAGTTGAAACAATGACTAAGGAAATGGGTGCTCAACAAAAGGTTCTTATTGCTAAACAAATGCAAGAAGAAGCCATTAAAGCTAAGAAAAGAGCACAACGAATCGAAAGGTATAAATTCGAATTTGGATTAGTTATAGCAGGTTTGATTCTGTGTATATTTTTAGGTATATTCTGG